CCTGATTCGTTTGAAAAATTTGAGTCATTAGTCGAAGGCGCGCTTCCACCAACTGTTGAAGCAATCACCGGTGAGTATTCAACGGGTGGAAAGATTCAGCGTGGTCGTCACTTGTTTTATAAGTGCGCAGAAGACGAGCAACTCGTAGGTAACCTTAAAAAGTCTGGTCTTCCAGGTGTTGATATTAAGCATAACGGATATGTTCTCATTACGCCGTCGCGACACTTTTCAGGTGTTTGTTATGAATGGGTTGAAGGCAAAGCGCCATGGGAAATCGAAATGGCGGAAGCGCCAGAAGAACTCCTTGCAGCGTTGCGCAAGCGTGGCAGGCGTGCAGAGACTGCGTTAGGTGAAGGCGATTGGGGTTTCCTCGATTCGATGGATTTTGCTGGTGAACGTGTTGACGTCGATCGTCTTCTCAAGGAAGGCATTGACGAAGGCTCGCGCGCAGTTGATATTTACGCACTGGCTTGCGCGCTCGCTAATAAGTTTCCAGTAAACACTGAAGCAGGTAAGCTTGCAGTTGAAACGATGATGATTCGTTTTAATGCTGAAAAGGTTCGTCCGCCATTGGAGCTTGAAGGCCCTGGTGGACTGTTAATGCACGTCCGTCGTGCAATCGATTTTGTTGTTGAAAATCCTAAGACTGAACGCCTGTGGCCAGGCCTGAAAGAATGGGCTAACAAGTCTACGGAGGAAAGTCGTGCAACATCGGCGGGAACACAATCGAGACAACAACAGCAACAGCCTGTTGCGTACGCACCAGTTTCTTCTTCCCCGCTCCCTGGGACAATTGGCGGCTCTGTGCATAGTTCTATGGTTGACGGCGATTCGCTTGCATCCGCGACTAGTCTCAATAACATCGACGTTCCGCTTGACCCTGACGCGCTATCTGAATCGGAAGGCGGCGAGCCAGGAAAGCGAAGTCTTACTGATACTGGTAATGGACGACGATTGGTCGACTCCTTTGGTCCAGCAATTAGGTATACACCAGGGCTTGGTTGGTTTCACTGGGATGGCGGATATTGGAAGCCTGACGTCGAGAGTCTCGAAATGCGGGAGCTCTCTAAAAAGATCGCGCCAATCGTTGCAAGCGAAGTGGTTCACTATCTTGACGACGCTGACAAGCAATCGGAAGTAATCCGTTGGGCGCAACAAGCAAAGTCTAACTCTCGCATTAATGGTGCGATTGAAAGCGCAACATCTGACCCTCGCGTGCAAGTAAACGTTGAAGCATGGGACAGTGATGAAACGCTAATGGGCGTGTCTAACGGCGTGATTGATTTGCGTACTGGTGAACTCTTGAGAGGTCGCCCTGATCTTTACATCACACGGCGTGCGCCTGTAGCATATAATCCTGGTATCCGTAACGTGCGTTGGGAACAGTTTATTGATTTTGCAACTGGCGGAGATAAAGAACTACAGGAATGGTTGCAAAAAGCAGCGGGATACTCTCTCACTGGTTTGCGTACGTACGACATCATGTTTTTAGTTTACGGTCCTGCTGGTTCTGGTAAAAACACTCTTGTTGAAGCTCTTGTAAAAGCAATGGGTACGTCGCAGTACGCATGGCCTCTTGACTCAAGCATCCTCGCACAAGGTGACGGTCAATCGCATGGTTCTGACCTTTATCACTGGGCAGAACTTCGTGGACGTCGCCTTGTGTGGGTAGACGAATTGCCAGAGTCTGAGCGCATGAAAGAGAACTCAGTTAAGAAGCTTACAGGTTCGTCTGAAATTTCAGCGCGTTCACCTGGAGAAAAGCCTTTTACATTCCAATCGCGCGCTAAACTTTGGATTACAACTAATCACCGACCAATCATTTCTGATGACGCAATGTGGCGCCGTATTCGTCCTGTTCCAATGACGCACGTTCCAGAAAAACCAGACCCAGACCTAAAGCATTACTTGTTTGATCCTGAAGGTGGACTGCCTGCAGTTTTGTCTTGGGCAGTTGAAGGCGCGATCAAACTTCTTGGTTCAAGTGAACGTGATGCATTGGGCTGGTGCTCAGTTGTTAGCGATGCCGCAGAGATTTATCGCAAAAACGAAGATCGCATTGGATTCTTTTTAACAGAAGAAACAAAAGAAGCCGATGGCGCGTCTACTCCAATCAAGTCGCTGTACGCCGTGTACCGTGTGTGGTCCGAAGAACGCGGAGAACGGCCAATGACTCAGATCGCATTCCAGCGCAAGTTAAGCGAGCGCGGCCTTGACATCAACGGCGTCGGTTCACGCGCTGAAATCAAAGACAGAATGCTCATGCCTCGTTCAGTGTCAACAGGCGAAGTTGACTGGGGAATCGCTACGAGGTTTGCTCGGTAAAGAAACAGAAAGAAAACGTCAATGATTATTCTTATTTTTGGTCTTCCAGGTTCTGGAAAAACAGTTTTAGCAAATGAAATTGTTTTGCGAAGTAATGCTATTCGCATCAACGGGGACGATGTACGCGCCGATTTAAGTGCAGATCTTGGGTTTTCACATGGAGACCGCCTCGAGCAAGCGCGTCGCATTGGTGCTGTTGCTCGACTAATTAGCAGTCAAGGTAAACTAGTTGTTGTTGACTTTGTGTGTCCAACTGCTGAAACACGTAAAGCGTTTGGAAAAGCAGACTTTACTGTGTGGGTTGATCGGATCAAGTCGGGACGCTTTGAAGACACGAATAAAATGTGGGAAGATCCTCGCAGTGAAGAGTATGACTTAAAGATTAACGCTGGAGTTTCTGTTAAACAAGAAGGCGATTTCTTTTTTGAAAAAACTGGTATTGCATCTTGGAAAGCACCAACAACTTTAATGCTTGGGCGGTATCAGCCTTGGCACGAAGGTCATCGCGCTCTATACGAAGAAGCAAAAAACCGTGGGAATCAAGTTGTGATTGGCGTTCGAAATACAGGCGGAACGTCGTCAAAAGATCCACTTGAGTTTGAAGCTGTTAAACAGTACATTTTAGAAGATGTTCCAGACGCGTTTGTAGCGATGATGCCGAATATTACTCATATTGTTTACGGGCGTGACGTTGGCTACAAGATCGAAAAGGTCGAGCTCGGTCAAGAAATAGAAGCTATTTCAGCAACGCAAAAACGCGCTGAACTGGGCATTTAAACGCGCACTAAAAATGGTAAATAAATCTTTAAAAGATTTGATGTTTTTGCAACATTCAATGTAATATGTTGAAATAAGGTTTGGCGCTTTTTGGGAGAGGAGCGTCATTAGGGGCCGGGATTTGAGTAACGCAAACTATTGCGTGTGTTGCTCTCCCGGCTCCTTTCCTTTTATTCGATCGACTTGTCTTTGAGGTTATTGACAAGTTTATGAACAGTCGCAGCAAACCACTTACCGCCGTGAACAGTCGGTATTCCGTCTTTATTGAGACGATCTGCGATTTTGGAATATGACATTCCTTTAGCACGATAGTCGACTATTAGTTTCCTGGTGTCGTTCGGAACCTTAGTCTTTGGGCCTAGATCTACACCCCACTCTTTGCCGCGCTCTCGTCTATCCTTGTGAACGTCCTTTTGACGTTCCGCAATGATTGCTCTTTCCATTTCTGCTAGTGCGCTCATTACTGTCACAACGAAGCGTCCTTGGTAGGTCGCAGTGTCGAGGTTGAGGTCCAGCATGACGATACGCCAGTCATTCTTGTTGGCTCTGTCAACGATGCTCAAGAAGTCCTGAGTAGATCTTGCGAGTCGGTCGATGCGTGTCACGAACAGCGCAGCCGCGTCTCCGTTGTCGAGACGTTCGAGCGCTTCTTTGAGAACCGGACGCCCTTGGATTGACTTACCAGAACGTCCCTCTTCACGCAAAAGTTCGACGTCGGTGAATCCTGCAAGTTCCGCTGCACGATGCAAATCTCGCTCTTGAGCGCCCAGAGACATGCCATCATTGACCTGCATCTGCGTAGAAACACGCGCGTACAATAGGGCTACATTTTTAGGCGTTTTTGGTTTCTTTGCCATATTTCATAACGGTTCTAGGGCTATATTGTACAACTTCTTTTGTAACTACTTAAAGTTAAGAGATTACAGATAAAAGCCTTATGTAGCAAGGGTTTTGTGACGTTGGTGATTTATTGAACGAAAGGGCCCTTCAGGGCGTACTTTTCTTTCTTCTGGTCGATCCTGCGCTTGTTCTTAATTGCACGCTTGAGACCCTGCTGAGCCTTTTTGACAGTGTTCTTCTTCATGGATCAATCATATCCGCTTATCATCAAAAACACGCGTTTTTGTGCGATTTAGGGCAAAATTGCACAGAAGCAAAAGTTTTATCATCTAAGCCTGTGATAGCAACGTGTATGCTCTTTTATAACGAGTAGATGCTATTTTTCCGCGTTCCAAGAGTTATAATTCTATTTACTTCCTTTTCACTCTCCCGAGGAGAAGCCCACATGAAAAACCGCAGTCTATTGTTATTGCTCTTTTTAAGTACGCTATGTGTACAGCAAGTAGTAACGAACGAGAACAGAGTGAGCGCACAAGTTGCGTCGGTCGTAGCTGAGTCTCAGACCCCATCAGTCCTTACACGAAAGTACGGATTTGGCGAACGCAGTAATCGTGTTCGCACGCTACAGCGCACTTTGGGCGGCGTAGTCGTTGACGGCGTTTACGGGAATCAAACACGCAACGCACATATCCGCAAACTCAAGGCGTTAGGCCTTCCAAGAGACAACGTCCCGTCAAATAAGCCAGTCCCTAGGTACAACATTTCATATGATAGTGAAAAGCGTTGCCCACAGTATGAAGCTTCATTTGCAGAGCACGGTCTTGAGCCAGTTGAGGTGTTTTCGTACATCGCTTGGCGAGAGTCACGTTGCAACCCAAAGTCAGTTAACGCTATTTGGGAAAACGGCAAAATCGTCTGGACACTAAACAAAGACGGATCGTACGACTCTGGACTGCTCCAGATTAACTCGTCATGGAAGACTGTCACGTCTCAAACGTGTGGATCTGAATTTGGCGATCTAAAAGTTTTAAGGAACCTTGACTGCAATCTTAAAGTAGCCAAGTTTCTTTT